GGGTCAATTATTTCAGCTTTGCACTCTTTACAATAACGCGCTGCAATGTCGTTTTTATATCCGCATTCTTCACATGTTTTGTAAGACCATCTAAAATCACAAGGTATAGGTTTGGGATACCCTATAATATCAAGTAAACACTGGCACGCCCTGCCATGATGCGACGGAATAAACTGCGCCTTGCCGTCTTCATCCTCTGCATTTGCTGGTATTCTAAAGCCGTCCAAGTCCGTGAAAAAACCAAACTCGTCATAATTGTAGCTCTCGTCATTCTGCCTTGGCTTAAATTCATTCACACCGCCGCAATCAGGACAAATCACTTTCATTTCATCAGTGTTATTGGACGGTTGATATGCTTTTATTTCAGGGTTGAAAATATCACCATCAGGGCAGTGCCGCTCAATATTGAAAGCATAGTCAAGAATCAATACATCTTTTTTACCATCATATAAACGCAGCCCACGTCCAATAATTTGTTGGAGTAGTCCAACTGATTCAGTGGCACGCAGGATGGCTATCAAGTCAACGTGTGGCGCATCAAATCCAGTTGTCAAAACCGATACGTTTACAATGTACTTAATTTGCATACGTTTGAATTGGTCAATAATTTCCTTGCGTTCTTTGCTTTTCGTTTTGCCTGTAACCATAGCCGATATATCAGGCGGCAATGACTCCATAATTTCCCTTGCATGCTGGACAGTGGAGGCGAAAAACATGACACCACGCCTATATTGTGCGTTATCTATCACATCCGCGACAATCGCCGCTGTCTTTCTGCCATGCCCAACGAACGCTGCATCAACGGTATCTGCGGTGTATTGCCCCATATTGTTTACTTTCAAATTTGATACGTCATAACCTGATTGATTTATAGCCCCAATTTTCGGCGGCGTTAGAAAACCCATATCAAGCAACATTGGCGCACCAATCTTGTAAACAAGCGAATGGAAAAAAGGGTCGGTTGCTTCTTTTTCAACTTTCATATTTACGTTATCGTTGCCATAAATATAACCTGTTTTCATACGGTATGGAGTGGCAGTCAAGCCGACAACTCGGATGTTGGGGCTCGCTTCGCGCATGTTTTCTATGATGTCTTTAAGTGTTGGCGTGAGTCCGTGCGCTTCGTCGCAGATAATCATCGCGAATTGGCGGCATAGCTTTTTATTCGTGCTGACCGCCTTGAATGTCAAAGGAGTAGCAAATACGACGGGATGACGTAAACACTTGCTACCTGCGCTCGCAGAATACAATGAAGCAGGGTTTCCAGTTGCGAGATACTTCGCTCTATTCTGCACCACAAGTTCGGCACTTGGCGCGATACATAGCACGCGCTTTGAGCTTAGAGCATGGATGGTATTCGCAAGTTCTGCGATGATGTGGCTCTTTCCGCTACCTGTAGCCGCCTCCACCAAGCATGGCTCGGTATTTCTGCGAACCCATGACATCACAGCATCATGGGCATCTTGCTGGTATGGGCGAAGTGTCACCTGATTGACCATGACGTGCTTGGCGACCCACGGTATGCTTCAAGGTCGGCATCTGGCGCAATGTCTTTGATTGCTTTGGAGTAAGAAATCGAACCTTTGCGCACTATTTTGGTGAGTTTGTGCGTGCCAAATTTTGCAGGTTTATCACCTGCTAGCGTGCGGATTTCGTCAATAATGACGGATTGTCGTTCTTCAAGTTTGATGATGTCACTTTTTATGCGTAGGTATTCATCAACGAGTACATTCTTTGGTAAAGTTTTCACAAGTGGTTCAAGGTGTGCATCGGGGTTTTCACATTCGAGGATGAATGAAAGGTAAAACGCTTTCAACTTAGGGATAGCATCGGAAAGCCAAGCGTCACTTAGAAGTACAACTTCAACTTTAACCCCTGCAAACGATGCCCATTGGATAAATGCACATCTACTTCTTTTCGTTGCATGTAAACAAATCTGAATTTGTGCATAATAATGGGGCTGTTCTTCAATCGACTTGAAATCATCGGTGTTTGTTATTTTACGCATCCCAAAGGGGCATTTTGCTTCAACTGTTGAATCGTTGCCAATCAATCCATCAGGTGATCCACCCAGCCAGTCATACTCTTTAGATTGCACAAAACCTACGGGGTCAACCTTAACGCCTTGAATCAACTCAAACTCGGCAAGTGCATCTGCTTCATGCCGTGTACCGTATTCAGTTGCTATGTTTCCCTTAAACTCGCTTTCAGCACCGTGAAATTCGCGTACCATTGCACGCATTACATCTTTGGCTGTTCTGTATGGGTTAAGCCCTAGAATCGCTCCCACGTTTGATGCTGTAATCTTTCCCTTGCGTTGTGCAAACCATTCAGGTGTTCGCTGTTCTATTGACACTTCATTGTTTGTTGTCATTGTTTTGACTCCGTTTCGTCGCGGTTTCTTGTGTGTGTAGGTTAGGGGAGCTTCTTACGGCTCCCCTTTTTCATTCAATCAAAAAGGTATGTCGCCGTCAGCTGGCGCATCATTCATAGGTGAATCAGCAAAAGGGTCGTCGTTTTTTACCGCTTTTACTTCTTCGACTTGTTTCTTCGCAGATACAGCGCAAACCCAGTTGCCTTCTTTGCCTTTATATTCCCAAACATCAACCTTGATAACCAACTGTTTGCCCAAAATTGCTTTCATCAAGTGTTGGTCTTTCGGTTCTTCACCAAACTTCTTGAGTAATCCACCGCAAAACCCATCAATAGCCATAAGCATTGTACGAGCTTTCTTTGATTTCTTACTGTCTTTTTCAAACACCTTTATTTTTTGGAAAACTTTGCGATTCTTAAATGCAGACGGTGCAAGCACTGTCCATGTTACTTTAATAAACCGTTCACCCTCATATTCATCCCATTGACATTCTTCAGCAATCACAAGCAAGCTTGTATCTTTTGGAATCGGGGCAAAACTACCCCCGCTTGAAAATCCGCCTTCGTCATCCAGTTCGTCAACATCATCGAAAAATCCACTCATTTTACTTCTCCTTTAGTTTGTTTTGGTTCAATATATTGCATCAATGGATTCTTGCCTTTTGGTAGCTCAAGAACATCATCAATACCATATCTGTTTTTACTCACGTTACATGCAGTCGCATAGCATACCAGTTCGCGCGTACCGTCGCTGATTGCCTTCTTACGTTCACCATCGCCCATCGTAAATGTTTGTAAGCGTATGAAACCAACTAAATCAACATCATCCACATAAGCTTGCATGGAGCGTTTGCCAAGACGCAAGCTGTAACGTGTGTATGCGTCCGAATCGGGCAGTTCAATCGTTTCAGTGTCGCAATGGGCAATAAATACAACGTGCATTCCTTTATCAATCAAGAGTTGAACACCGCGCCTTAATCGTGCGTGCATGCCCCCTACAGCCTGCAACCCTGCACCATATCCACCGCAAGCTTGTGCGATGGTCTTGGGTGATTTTGGGTCGGTTGCAATCGTATGTTCAATAAAGATACGTTCAAGGGCAGTTACGGAATCAATCACAAGCGTTTTATAGTCGTGTTCTTCTTGCACCAATGATTTCACCTGCTCCCATAATCCATCCACTGTTTTTACAATGGGGAAAGCATCAGGTCGCAAGTCATGTGAAATAGCTTGTAAGCCATCCTCTGCCCTTATAAAAATAGGTTTAGGGAATAATGCAGCAAGGGAGGTGTTATGAGTAACAATAAAATCATCCGTTAAGTATAATCCATCGTCTTTGTCTATCTGTATGCAAACATGTTCTTCGATAACACCAGTTGGCTGAATATCGACAATTTTTCTCGCCATTCTATTGTTTGTGTTCAACTTCCAATTTTTAACTTTTCTTTCGAGACTAAATGGATTATCAAAAGTTTTCACATTAACGCGGTATTCAATACCTTTTTCTTCTCTGTTATAAGTATGCTTGATTGCAATGCCACCTAAAGACTGTACTAGCATTACTACATCGTTAGCTAGACGACTAGACGAAGTATGGAAGCTCGTTCTATTCTTTATGCAACTGCCGTCAGTATCCATAAGTCCATTTAACAATGCTTTTCTTGAGCTTATATCATTAAACATATAAGCATCTGGTATAAACTTCATCCCAGACTTAACGGCTATACCAATCTGCCGCAAATGCTCTAGCAACCTGTTACCACGGTTGGTTTTATCAGATATACAATATTGCATACATCCACCCGTGTTGCGCCCATTAATATGAAAGGAATCATCATCAAGCAATATTGATACCTTATCTATAATATATTTATCAACATCAGGTACGGACAGCTGGACAGAGCTTCCAACTAAGCAGCCATCGCCGATAAGTACTCCAATGATGTATGGATGGAATTTTGCCCCAAGATTATTATTAAACTGAACCTTAGAGCATAGAGGAATACCATATTTTCTTTGTCCAGAAGGTTTAAGATAACCTTTCTCAATAATATCATTGAGGGTTAAAGTAATATGCTTCCCTTTTGTTGTAAGCACCGTCCAAAGGTGTTCTAAATTACATAGTGCATGGCTACCGTCTGAAAATGACACCTTAAATGTTGGATGTTTACCTTGATAATATTTACCAATAACATTTACTAAGCTACCGTCACTGCCAAAGATTTTATCTCCAACTTCTAATAACCCTATAGATTGACGTCCTTCAGAAGTCCATACGGTTGAAGTTATCGGTTGAGCCTTCCCCATGCCTGCATCTCCGCATATCGTCACACATGCTGGACGGTCGCTTGGTTTTTCAATCGTGTTTAGCATTTCTTTATCTCCTTTTGTAGTTCATTGGCTACATACCGAAGCTTAACGGTTAAACTTTACTTTGCAAGTTTTTTATTTAAGAAAAGGTTTAAGCGATGCTTATAATCGTTGTGAGTTTCCCATTTTTTGCTTTCTTATCTTCCATCGTTATACGCTTAGCTTTGGTCAATATCTCGCATGATTTGCGTACATCTTCTTTACTGTACTTCCTGCATTTATTGGCAATGGCTCCAAGCGTGACCGTCTCGGTGTTCTCGTTTGGTACACATGCCATGATGCGGCTCAATAGTGCATCTTGTTCGCTTGGTGCGCTGTTAGCATTGGCAATCATAAGTTTGGTATCAACATCACGCTTTGACAACTTGAACGCATAACGCACATGCTCAAGCGTTCTTAACCCCTCCGACATAGCGAGAATCAAGCTTATTTTCTCTGTCATCTCTGCGCCCCGCCTTGGAATAGATGTCAAACCTGTTTTGTCTGATTGTTCAGCCGCCATTTTCCAGAAATATTCATCACGAACTTTGTCGAGTGCCAGACGTGCTTCGAGTGTTGTTCTTATACTCTTGCGCTCACCATTACATTGAACACGTTCATCACCATCGTTGTCACCATAGAGCGCGGAGAGTTGGTTGGTGATTGACCAAGGGACTTGGCGGTCTTCTTTTTTAACATGGGTGAATCTTGGGTTGTCGTTCTTTTCTTCAAAAACAAGCGACCGTGCCATAAAGCCGTTCGTCGCCATGTCAAAATCCATAATATCGTGAAAGCTCACTGGAGTAGTAAACCCTATCACTGAAAAAAAAGGGTCTTTTATACCCTCGTTTATATCCACAAGCTGTTTCTTTAGACGTTCGCATACTTTCGCAAGAGCTTTTTCGTCACCTTCACAATTATCCAGTGATTTCGTTGCAGCTTTCAGTTCTTTTATGATGATTTCACGCACATCTTCACGTAAGTCACCATTGATAAGCATCGTGTCACCTGTCGCTGAATAAGCCGACATAAGCGTCCCAATGATTGCTTCAAGATATGAAGCTCCACCCGACTTTTTAGCGCGTGCAAGCTTGCCAAGTGTTTCGCCGATTTCGTCAATCGTGTAATTTACAGCTTGGTTTCGTAGTGCGTTGCGATAAATTTCCTGCTCTGACTTGATACCACCATGAAGCGATTGCTGGACACCTGAAGCGGCTGCCAATTTCTTGACAGCGGACAGAATAGAATTTTTGCCGCTGCCCGACCCTGCAATACAAATGCTGTACAAGTTTGCATAAATATTCGTTTCAGCATCATAAAACCTCATGCCACCCGAGATTGATACAGATTGTAAAGCGGCTGCAACGGCAAGGTGTTCGCGTTTGTAATTCGATTGCTTATTTATCCATGCTGTTATTTCACCAACAAGCGCAGGAGGGCGAAGTAAGTCGATGTCATCCAAATCATCAAGCGTCGATTTAGACGCTGGCACTTTTTCAACACCTGCATCACCCCAATCAATATCATCGACAAAAACTACGCTGCGCTTATATCCGCCGCGTTCTGCAAGATGTATAATCGTACCAATGGTCACGCATATTTCTTTACGCTCTTTGAATCCATGCCAACGATTATCAAGGTCATCACTACCTTGGTATTTCTTACCTGTCTTTGACCAAGCATCCCACAAATCAAAACCCACGCCGCATGTTGTGTCATGGATTGCCATGCCAACCTGAATCCAGTTGTCATAATCTTCATCAGGGTCTATGTATGAAAGCATTGATTCCAGTTCACTGTTCGGCACGTCAATGCTTTTACCATCGTAAACTGCCCTATGTGCCTCTGGAACTGTAAGCAACTCAAGCAGGGCTTTCGGTGCGTCTTCAATATCAAAAGGGCAACCAACCACGCATTGATAATCACTGCCGCTTTTGTGTTTTGAACCTGCACCCACCACAAAACCCGACGACTTGAAATCAATGCCTTTGTATTCTGCATGGTGGCTTTTTAGAGACATGTTTTCAGGAGCATTAAAGAATAAGTGCATCGAGCCACCACCACTCCCCGTGTTGGTTATCATACCAGCGGCAGCAATCTCTGGAATAACGTCACACAAACGATTGTATGACTCTACACCGCCATTTCTCGCATCAACATCCACAACAATCATGCCTTTACATAAGACACCGTAACCACTGGCAAACGCGCCTGATTCTTCAAAAGAGTCCAGTTGTTCTTCACTCCAATGTGGAACGTTTTGCCATGCGCCCATGCGTGGGTGTTTACCTATTGCTTTACACTTTACATTTCCACAACCACACATTTGCGCATCGTCGCTAAACTCATGCAGCCCAAATACATTTTTTTCGACTTCCCAGAAATCACGATGCATCGCTTACTTCTTATCATACAAAGAGCGGTCGATAACCAAAGGAAAATCAGCGTACACATGAAGCTTCAAAGCGTGTTTCTCTGGAATCAAACCGCCGTTGCTGTTTTTCCATGTATAGCAATTTTGCTCACGAATACCCAACCACATAGCAAGGTCAAACATTGAACCATCAAAGAATGGTAATACGTCTTTAAGATACATATAAACTCCTTTCAATCATTAAGATGTGGCGGACATTATATGTTTTAATATAACATTGCAAACTTTTCTTTAATCATCGAATAAAAAGGGTTCTTTTGTTTTATATGAGTATTTCTTTGGTGTGTTTAGTGGACGGCGTTGCGGTGGTGTTTTGACATGCTTTTCACCAAGCATGATGCACTTGAGTTTTCTAGCATCGTATGTCTTGCCCTTAATCATTATCATACGCTGTTTTGTTTGCCATTTGATGAAACCAGCTTCTTTACCTGCAAACTGTGTATTGAATTGTTTGCGTGCGAATCCGCTTGGGCATGTCGTCTCGGTGCGTGGTAGCCATGTAAACACGTTTGTTTCTTCATTGTATGCTAAGTATTGGATAAGTGTTGCGCGGTTCATTTGATAGCCAATGGGCGGTAATAACAAACAGGCGAGCCGTCAAAATAAGTTGCAGGTTTTCCATCCGCGCCCGTTGGGTAATCCCCTTCCATTAAACCCATGCTTACAAGAGCTTCGCATTCTTGTTCAACTTCTATCATTTCTTTTTTAGAAGCAACGCGCAAAACCTTACTTATATCATAAGCATCCATGCCTCGCGCCCTCCAAGGATTTCTTCCAGAAGCTTTCAGAATCGAATCTTGCAGGCTTGTTAAAGATTTATAGAAAGGAGGAAACATTTCATCAATATTGATATTCTTGCATTTATCTATGCCAGTCGCTTTTAATGTTTCACGTTGCGCAACAATAATACTTTGCCGTTTACTTAAACCAAGTTTTTCGTTTAGTTTAATCTCTTTTAAGAAAACATTCGTTGCTTCTGTTTCAGGCGTTGAATAAGTGCCAGTCTTTCGGATAGATGGTAAAACTTCAGATGTTACCCATTTACGAAATTTCTTCGCTGCTTTCTTGCGAGACTTGAAAACAAGGTGGTACATGCCGCTTTCGTTTACAACATTATAACTTTGCGCCCCACCACGTCCTTTTTTTTGACCCTCACTTAAGCTTAGGGTCATTTTTTCATCATTATCTAAGGCTTCCAATGCCATTGATGGATTACTTAATTCAAGTGCTTCACACATATCTGCTGCAACAAACCATGCTTCGCCGTCTTTTGGGAAAACTCTTATTTCATTACTGGAAAAATCAAATATGGAAAGATTGTTGATATTGCTCATTATATGAGACTCCTATCAGATAAATTCATCCAAGCAGAACGGAACTGGAGCTACCAGTCCCTCACCTGATAGGATGTACCGCTATTTTATCAGTACCATTGAACATTGCAAGATTTATTTAGCCTATAGCTAGTGTCGCTTTAAGTTAGGGTCATTACTTCCCCATCAAACAGGGACACCATGCAAAAAAATATTGCCCACATTTGCCCTTGCATTTAATTTATTTATGGGCTACTTTGGCTCCATCATCGGTTTTCACTCGTAAAACCAACGGTTTTGGTAAAGCTAAAACAGGTAGCACGCCGTTTTTCTAGGCATTCGCGACTGGCTTATCGAAATAAATCAAACACTTACAAAAATGATATGCAAATAGTCGCACCCCCTAGATTAAATAAAGAGATTTATACCGTCATGCTAACATGGTATAGGTATGTTATGTCAAGGTATATCTTACCTATATATAACCATATAAATAAGTAAGGGTATTATATGTTATTATACTATTGACAGATATATATATACTGTGTAAATGGACGCCCTAAAAACACTCTTTTTTTATATCTCTAATGGAAACTATAACTATTGATTCTCGTAACTCTTTGATTTATATAGCTTAAATGCGTAGTAAATGGATAGAACAAGGGGGAACCATTCGTTAAATACCACCTAACTCATTGAAATATAAAGAACTATCTGTAAAGCCTTGCCTTCTTAAAATAAATATGAAAATAAAACTTGCAAAGCTAATTCGGAAGGTCTAAAGTTCGCACATCGGCAATGACCGATATGGAGGTAAGACAATGAACTACCCAGCAGAAGTTTTGAAGATGTTGAAAATAAATGGTGCATTCGGTATTCCAGAGAGAGCTTGTGCTGCGCTAAGCGAAGCAATAAAAATGTCAAAGCATTTCATATTACCAGTGAATGCAAACTTAATGGATGGCGCATTGAAAAATGCGTTTGAATCAGGTGATTCTATTATCTTGCCTTTTGATTATATAACGATGTCTTTTCCGTTATCAGACGGAACTGACATGATGACTTTAGCTATAAAAGATGAAGATAGAATATTGGTGTATTCTTTCAGTCGTTTTGAAGTAAAAGAATTTTCTCTATTTAGTTTCGGTACAGACATATCAAAATTTATAGGTACTAATGGAGATATTATGTATAATAATACATCTCTAAGTATCACCCCTATGGGAACGAATAGCGAATCATCTACTGTATGTTTAATCGCTAATGTTGCTCCAGTTGCTAATCTTGTTGCTTGCCTTGCATGTTCAAACATTGGGCAAAAGGTTGTCAATAAAGTTAGCGATAAAGTAAACATCAAACGCATTAAAAAAGGCAAGCTTCCTATCTTTGAGCAACGTGTCTTAATGGTTATGAATGAGAAGCCCAACAAACATGGAGTAAGTGGAAGCCAACCGATGTACAGTAAACGCCAACACATGCGCCGTGGACATATCAGGCGGCTACCTGATAAAAAAATATGGGTTAGACCATGCGTGGTGGGCGACTCATCAAAAGGCGTTATAGAAAGCATCTACGATATGAATTAAACAAAACCTTGCAATAATAATTTAAGCGGCTAAGCTATCGCAATCTTCCCAGAGATGGATGAGGGGTGGGTAGCAAGCACCACCCTCTGATTCATTCACTCTATACTTATGAGCCTTTACACAACGGGAGTTAATATGAAAGAGGTTGAGTTTTTCACACTATCTAAAAAAAAGTCAATTAAACATAAAACGAGATTTACAGTGGGGGTCTTACTTAATGTAAGAAACTTTATGGAGTACCCATTTACAATAACTATTTCCAATAAAATATCAGAATTTAAATATAGAAAATATAAATACGTTGTTTACCACGAGGATGATATGTTTTTTCTTTTAGGTGAACACCCAGTAAATTGCACTGTATTTTTAAATAAAATTAACGATGACTTAAATCTTAAAAACTATATTTCTGTAACATCTACAAAAAGGAATAACACATGACTGAATACGAAAAGCAGCTGGACAACATGATGCGTAAGAAACCTACCCCTACCCCAGCACCTACCCCAGTTGGGTTCACGCGCAAACCAGCGACAGAAGAAACACTGGAAGAATGGGGGAAAGTTTCATGTTAAAAATACTGGGCTTCATCAATAAAAATAAAACACGTCACACGGCACTTATTGAGCGCGAAGCCATAGAAGCTAAAGAGCTGCATCGAAATAAGCATGCACACCCTGCAGGGCTGCTTGGTGAGATATTTAAGAAAGCTTATGTAATCAGAAATAAAGAAGGGTTAAGTAAGGCTAAAGCAATTCGTAAAGCAAGCGAAGGTACTTTGGAAACACATCAAATTTATAATCTATCAAAAAGCTGGGCGTGCAGATGTAAAAATTATGGAATGGAGATTAAATAATGAGTAAACGAATCAATAACAGAAAAGGCAAATTACCAGTAAAACCAAAGAAACCAACAAAACTGCAAAAACGTATCGCAGGTCAACGGCTTGCAGCAATGCAGCATATTAAGCCATGAGCGATGTTATGGAAGAATATTTTACAAGAAACAACAGGGGCTTGCTATCGGCAAAGCATGGCAAGGATGTGTTTGTCTTAACAAAAAGGTTTCAGGAAGAGGGTCGCTATGAGTTTCAGATCCGTAAGCAAACTGGAAACACGGAACTACTTACATTTTACTCATGCAAAAACGCGAGATTTATAATATAGCTCAATTCGATTAGTTAGCTGCAAGACTGGTGCAGCATTGGAAATGAATAAAGGAGCGTGAATTATGAAAAAATACACATTTATTATGGCAGCGGCTGGACTTCTATTGACCGCTTTTTCGACAGGCTGCACTGATGCAAGCGTTGCATCACATAATCTCTCAAAAGCCGCCGATATGTTTGAATTAAATCGACGTATTGTTTTTTATAATGGCATTACAAATCAATATATTTTAGTGATAAAAGGTCGTTGTTCTGTTGATGCAAGAAAAAGAATACTCGCTGTTACTTGCAAAACTGGTGAAAACTCATTCAAAAAACACTATCTTGGATTATCTGATAACGTCACTTATTTTTCAGAACAGCTCGATTCTAAAAACGTGAGCGTTTATAATTACAGAGTAATTTTTAAGCCTGAAGCAATCATCCCAGATATTGATTTAGAGACAAGCTACTAGGCAGCTAACGGCATGTCGGAAACCATCCAAATTGGGATCTTTACAGGGAATATCATTTGGAAGGGGTGGATTGGTACTTATTTAAGTGATACACAACGGGGCTCAAAATGGTCTCGACGCTGTGTTTAGGATTGAATAATAAAAGGGGATAGATATGAGGAAAATTATTTTAATTGCGACTATGGCTCTAATCACAGCATGCAGTTCACATAATGATGCTGTGGATGCATTAAGTAAAGCTGGATATACAAATATCACAACAAACGGGTATGCCTTTTTCACATGTAGTGAAGATGATTTTTACCACACTAAATTTAATGCAGTGAACCCTATGGGGACGCGAGTTGATGGGGTTGTCTGCTCTGGCTTCCTATTTAAAGGAGCTACGATTCGATTTTAGGCACCTAACGACACTCCCTGCTCGATTTGATTGGTTAGATTTCAAACAATAAAGGATATTAACCAATGGGAAAATATATAAAGAAACCAGTGGCGATTGAAGCCATCGAATGGACTGGCGAAAATATTGATGAAGTGATGGATTTCATAGATTGGCGACACGGCGACTACGATAAACGCTACGGTCTTATTATTTATACGCTTGAAGGAGACCATATTGCAAGTAAAGGCGATTTCATTATCAAAGGAGTCGCTGGAGAATTTTACCCATGCAAGCCTGATATTTTCCGCAGCACATACTACACAGAACAGGAATACGCAGAAATCTAACTAGGGAATAGGAGTAATGGATTACTCAATATTAAAGAATAAATGAGGAAAAATGAACATCAAAACAATGAAAGAAATGCACGCACGATTAAACACAAACAAACAAGCATCACTGGCAAAGTCGCGTAGGTTTTATGATGCCGTGCGCAAGGCAGGTGGATAAGTGGCAGTATGGAAATGTAACAAGTGCGGCAAAATAAGCACAAAGAAGCACATACACACGATACACCAGTGTATGACATACGATGAAGCACTGCACCAAGTGCAACAACATAGGGGGTTAAGAATGACAGAGGCTTTGATAGAAAATAAAGTAGAATCAATATGAACACATTGCGGGAAGATTTATTTAAAGCAAAGTTATCAGAAATTGACCATAAATGGATTCGATTACCAACTACAATTATTTCAACACCTATTTCATTAATTGGGTGCGGTATCACTGGGGGTGTAATGGGGATGGTTGACGGTTGGAAATACTTTGCAATTAAGTGCTGGCGTGGAAAGCAATCTTAACTATGAAACATAAGTAAAGACATGAACATAAACGATAAAGTACAGTTCCTTGATGGGCGTGGCGGAAGCCGCGTCTTTCGCGTCTCTGGGGTTAATGGTAAAACTTTCATTACTGGCTATGATGCGCCACAAGAAACCGTGGAACTTGAGTTCCCAGCGTTTGGGTTGGTCGCGCACTTGCGAAGGGTGGAAACTTACATGCTTGAGAAAGTTAAGAAATGACGCTTGCAAAACATACAGCACATGAAATACACAATATTTTTGAGCGCATGTCATGTAATAAACATTTACTACGCTTTGAGCGTGATAGGCTATGTAATGTATCGCAGCGAAACTTAGACGTATTGGTCATCATGCTACTTCATATAGCTTCCAGTAATGAAATTAAACACATGGCATTATCAGATGCAGAGAAAGCGAAAGCGTTGATAGCGATGCAGAAAGCTTCACTGGCTGCGGTAAGTGACAGAGTGCGCAAAAAACTCAATATTAAAATTTCTTTGGAAAAGTGTATATTGCTATGCAGCTATGCAGCAGAGATTAAGAAATTTAATCGGCATGAAGCGAAAGAGTATGGCATAAATCAGAATGAAGCATATTCATTAAGAAACAAAATTAGGTTTATATTGTCTGATTTTTTCGCCGAAGCACTGCATGAATATATTGTAAAAAATGGGGTGGTGCTATGAAACATGAACATAAAATGTTTGTGCATTATTTACTCGC